AGCCAGCGCGTCGGCCAAGTCGTCCTGCCATTCGAGCCCCGCGACGCGGGTCAGCGCGTACCCGCCAGCCGAGGCGCGCAGGATCTCGCGGAGGTTGCCGGGGGTCTTCGCCCAGCACACGCCGGTGCGATCTCCGGTGACCCACTCCGGCGACGTCGGGTCGCAGAAGTAGGTGCCGGGGAACCACGGGTCGGGGTAGGTCGAGTCGACCATCGCGCGCACGTTGATGTCACACCAGCTCGGGAGCGTCTCAACCTGGTTGCGGCTCGGCACGTTCGGGCCGCCGGGGCAGAAGAACCCCTCGGCGTTCGTGCCCGGCATGCGCTCGTGGAACGTGAAGGCGAGATGCACGCCCATGTGGCGGCACAGGCCAGACAGCATCAGCAGGTACTTGTTGAGCTGCTGGTAGGCGTAGAACTTGTCCTTCTTCCCGCTCTTCCCGGCCGGCGCCTCTTCGTTCCAGACCATCATGCTGCGGTCGCAGATGTGGCTGGCGTCGTCGATGATGATGGCGCCGTACTGCTTCGCCATCCCCGTCTTGTGGACGTAGTCGAGCAGGACGACCAGCTCATGCAGCGTCTGCGGCGGCTCGGGATGGACAGCGGGCGTGAAGCCCAGTTCGTTCTGCGCGACGAGCGTGATGGCGCTCGGGACGCCGATGCACAGCGCGGTCGGGAACGCCGCCAGCACGTCGGACGTCTTCTTCTTCTTGGGTTTCCCGTACACCGTCACCATGACGGTCGGGTTGTCGGTGGTCATTCGTGGCACTCCGACCCGGTGGTCTGCATCGTCGCTGGGTCGAAGACGACGAAGCACACGCTCAAGCCCGAGGCCCGAGCGCGCAAAGGTTGAGCCCGGCACAGGCTCCGTACCGACCGTAGCACGACAGTTCGTTCTGCGCCTTCGGCCAGTCCCAGTAGTCGGTGGTCATGTCGAGCTGAGCGATCTGATGCTCCGCCCACCAAAGCCACTTGGCGAAGCCGGCGTCGCGGTGAGGGGTCGACGGCACCTGAACGCGCGCTACGCGGCCCAGTTGCGTCGAGGAGATGAGGTTCAGGGTCAGGCCGCCGAAGGCCGCGCCGTAGAGCTGCTTGCCCATGATGCGGAACGCGGCGAACCCTCCGTCGATAGCGTAGGCCGTAGCGCTGCTTTCCGCACTTACGGACGCCTGATGTTTGTGGTCCCAGATATAGTAGCGTCCCGACTGGTCGCGTGTTACGAGGTCCATGCGGCGCGTGAGCGTGATGGGACGCCCATGCTCTCGGTGGTCGGGCATGTGTAGCGGCGTCACCTCGATGTCGGCACCGTCGAGACTCCGCCACGCGCCGCCCACTTCCTCACCGACCCACAGACCCCACTCGCCGCGCAGCGTGCCCAGCACCGCCGTGACGGACGCCTCCACTGCGATGACGTCGCCGGGGCTCTCAGGGAACTTGGCGAGGTAGGCGTGGAACACCTTGCGCATGTGCGGCAGAAGCTCGTGGCTCCCGTACTTGTCGCACCACGCCTGCGCCGCGTCCTCAGGCTCCATGAACACCGAGGGGTCGGTGTAGTGGGCCTCGTCCACGACGACGCCCTGCGGCTGCCCCGCGCCCCAGATGGCGTGCAGGTGCGCCTGGAGCGTGTGGCCGATGCTCCCCTTCGCCAGCGCCTCGATGGGCGGGGCGATGTTGGGGGAGCGCCCCTGCTCGTCGGCCATCCGCGCGGAGCGGTTCTGGTAGGCGAAGAGCTGGGGGCACTTGGCGAAGTTGCCGATGCGGCTCCAGCCTCGGCTGGACTTCCCGGCGTCGATGAGCATCTTGGTCATGGTGTCACTCTATACCTATAGGTACGGATGCGCCACCCGACCACGCGCTATTCTTCCTCTTCCTCAACGAACAGCTTGGACACGACGTCGTCCATGAGGGCCTCGCGGTCCTCCATGCCGAGCAGCTTGTCGCCCATGCCGTCCAGCTCGTCCGCCGCGAGGAACTGCTCGATGGGGCCAAACTTGTCGGTCAGGATCTCGACGACGCGCTCGTCGTAGGTCGCCGCAGCGACGACGACCTTCAGCAGCGTGGCCCGCCCGCCATGCCGGTCGAACCGGCCACGCCACTGAAGGAAGTCACCGGGCTTCCACGGAAGCATCGCGAAGATAGCGAGGTCCGCCGTCTGCATGCCGTCGACCGCGATCCCGAAAGCCTGGCCCGTGCCAACGAGGCAACACGGGCCAGAGCTGTTTCGGAACCCGTCGATCATGTCGTTGCGCTCGGACTCGCTTACGCCGCCGTGCCCAACCCAGACCGTCGCGTTCGTCGCCTCGTCACCGGTAGAGACGGCCTTGCGGATCGCCTCACCCCAGCGCTCAGCTTCCCGGCGGCGTGCCGTGAAGACGATGACCTTGCCCCCACCCTTCAGCCCTTCAAGGGCCTCCGATACGACGTAGCCACGCTTCCGCGAACACGCCTCCGCAAGACGCGCCTCAATGAGGCGTTCTCGCGCCGGCACATCTTCATAATCACCGCGTGTCTGTCGGGCAAGCTGTTTAATAGCTTGATCGAAGGTTTGTGCATCGTCGTAGCGCTCCGCCTTGTCCTGCGTGTCGACCGGCAGGTAGACGACTTGAACGCGCGTCGGCGGCAGACTGGAGTGGCTCTCGGTGTACGGCACCTCGTGCGTGAAGAAGGAGCAGCGCGCCCGAAGCTCGTCGATGTTGCTGCTCCCCTTGTCGTCGAATCCGCCGTAGGGGTTCGGCGTCGCGTCGCAGTAGCGCTCCGCGAAGCGGCGATAGCTATGCGCAAAGCCGCCGGGGGAGAGGAGGTCGAGTTGCGCCCAGAGGCGGCGCGGGCGCCCGTCGTCGAGCGGCGTGGCGGTGAGGCCGATGCGGAGCGCGAGGCTCGGCAGCCGGCTCACGTCCATGATGGCGACGGCCCACGCATCACGGTCCCCGCTGGCGGTCTGGCGGCGGCTGAAGTCGACCGTGCCGTCGGACTTGTTGACTGCCTTCCACCGCTTGCTCTGCCCATGGATGTGAAGCTCGTCGAGGATCAGCACCTCGGGCTCCAGCTTCATCACGAAGTCGAGATGGTCGTTGAGCGACTCGGCGCCGACCACGACGAAGCGACGCTGCCCCGTCTGCGCGCAGTGCGCCGTGTACTGCTGCCACGTCATGTCGCCCTTGCGACGCTCGCTCTCGGGGCTCAGCCGCCACGGCAGGATGTTCGTGTACTGCTGAACTTGTGTCCACCAGACGTGCCTGGCTTTGGCCGGACAGATGACGAGGACCGTGCCGGGCCGCGTCAGCGCGTCGACCAGCGCCCCCGCGGTTTTCCCTGCGCCACAAGGCCACACCTTCATCGTCCACGGGCGCGTCGAGGCCCACGCCGCGCCGCGCCGCTGGTAGGCGGTCGCCATCGCCTCGACGTGCGGCTTCAGCTCGCCGCGTGCGACGTGCCCCTTGATGAGGCGCCGGCCGTTCTCCTCGAGCAGGCCGAGGCCATCGGTGTCCTGCGGCCATGGCGTGATGGTGTGCGCCCCGGCCTTCGGCTCGGCTTGCCAGCCGCCGATGCCCCACCCGACGAGGAAGTGCTCGGCCATGAACGCGGCGTGGACCGGTGCGTACAGCTCGATGTGCGACGGCGAGCCGTCGTCCGGCCACTCGTTCTTGGTGAGGCGGTACTTCTTGCGGCCACGGACGGCCCACGCGAGGACGCCGGGAATGTTCTGTTCCAGCGCGACGGCGTGCTGGGCGTAGGTGGAGGGCTCAGGTAGTCGGTACTGATAGTGAGGCAGATGCCACATGGTCGTTCTCCAAGGCACCGGCAGCGTAGCGCGCGTCTACCGCAGCGGCAAGGCTTCTTGACAAGACGGTAACGCTGCGGTAGATAGATGCCACGGGCCGCCGATGGCCCCCGGAGGCATCATGGAAGACGGTCCTACCAGCGTCATCGACCCCTCGACCGACCTATTCATCATCACGATTGAAACGCACCGACGAGCGAGGCACTGGTCCTTCGCCGAGCTGGCGCGTCGTGGCGGCCTAACGCAGCCCGAAGTCAGCCGCGTCGTTCACGGCATTCGTATGCCGACCCTGCGCCACGTCCGCGGCTTGGCCGAGGCATTCTCCTCCGCCCCGTCCGCGCTGCCCGGTGAGCCGCCCACGATGGCCGAGTGGGTCGCCCTGCTCGTCGACCTGGCCGAAGCCGCCCGACTCTCGGTGCGTACGCGCGAGCCGTCCGCATGACGAAGGTGCATCGGTCGCTGGAGTACGACCAGCACGAGATCCTCGCGTCGATCCGCGAGCTGCATCTCGGCGGTGAGATGTACGAGGCCGACATCACGTACGGCAACGGCTCGTTCTGGCAGGCAGAGCAGCCCCCGCTCTGCTTCGACAAGCAGCCTCTGGCGCCGCACGTCGTCGAGGCCGACTCGATGGCGCTCCCCGTCGGAACGGCCACGCTGCGCTCGGTAGTGTTCGACCCGCCGTTTCTCACCTACGTCCGCGCCGGCCGTGAAGGCAACGGACGGATGGCGATGGCTCGGCGCTTTGCCGGATACTGGACGTATGGCGAACTGGAGACGCACTACCGCGGCACGCTGGCGGAAGTATCGCGCGTGCTGCGCCACAAGGGCCTCGCCGTCGTGAAGTGTCAGGACATCGTCCACAACCACAGACTGCACTGCACGCACGCCTCTGTCATTCAGTGGGCCGCCGCAGAGGGGCTGCGCCTCGTCGACCTCTACGTGCTCGGTGCGCGTCATCGCCTCCCGGCGCCAAACCGCAAGGGTGTGCAGAAGCACGCCCGCATCTTCCATTCCTACTTCCTCGTCTTTCGCAAGATGGGCACCACCGAACAGGTAGCCGCATGACCCGCACCGAAGAGATCGACGCCGCAGTCGACGAGCTTAATACAACTGTGTTGCGTCTGGAGCCGAGCGCGGTCTACGACGATGCTGTCGTCGGGATCGGCGAGCGGAATGGCCACTACTTCCTCGTCTACGACCGCGAGGCCGTCATCCGTCAGACCATGAAAGCTGACGGCATGACCTACGAAGACGCTGTCGAGTGGCACGAGTTCAACACGTTCTGCGGCTACCTCGGGCACAACACGCCTGTGTTTCTCAATGTCGCTTTCACTTGAGACGCTCGACGCAGCGTCGAAGCTGCGCGCGATGGGCCTCGTGTGGACCGAAGTCGCCGCGCAGCTTGGCGTGTCGCGAACGACGCTGCACCGGGACATGATCGCCACGGGCCACATTGTTCCTGCCCAACGCAGGCGGTCTATTGCATCTTGGCCCAAACAGGCTATTCGGGACGCGCACCGGCGCTGCGTAAGTGGAGAACGCCTCGGAGAGGTCGCGGCGTCGCTCGGCATTTCGACCGAGGCGCTTCGCACGCAGTTCCAGCGCAAGGGCTTCCCAGCCCTGACGAAGCCGAAGCAGTGGTCCGCCAAGGTCGTGAAGGAAGCGTTCGCCGACTACCGGGCCGGCGAGTCGCGCGAGTCCATCGCCGCGCGCCTCGACACGACGTGGGATCGGCTGCAC